TCGCGTCGATTTACTTTCCGTCGTGGGCGATGGGCTTGAAGCCTGACATGAAGATCATGCAGACCACGCACACGGCTGACTTATCGATCAATTTTGGCCGTAAGGTGCGAAATTTGATGGATTCAGACGAGTACTCAAAAATATTTGGCGAGGTATCCTTGGCCTCCGACTCAAAAAGTGCTGGAAAGTGGCAAACGAACAAGGGTGGGGAATATTTTGCGGCTGGTGTGGGTGGTGCGATAGCGGGGCGTGGTGCAGATTTGCTGATCATTGACGATCCGCACTCTGAGCAGGACGCGATGTCGATTAATTTGTTGGATTCTTGTTACGAGTGGTACACATCTGGCCCCCGTCAGCGTTTACAGCCTGGTGGTGCGATTGTAATTGTGATGACTCGGTGGAATACGGCGGATTTGACGGGAAGGTTGTTGAATCGGCAGACGGAGAGTCACTCGGATCAGTGGGAGGTGGTTGAGTTACCGGCCATTTTCGAGGATTCGGGCAATGTTTTGTGGCCTGAGTTCTGGAAGAAGGAGGAATTGGAGTCTGTAAAGGCGTCGATTCCTGTATCTAAGTGGAATGCCCAGTACCAGCAGAACCCTACGTCGGAAGAGGGTGCGATTATCAAGCGAGATTGGTGGCAGTTGTGGGAGCATGACGAGCCGCCTAACTGTCACTATGTGATTCAGAGTTATGACACGGCGTTTTCCAAGAAGGAGACGGCTGACTACAGCGCGATCACGACCTGGGGCGTATTTCAGCCGACTGAGGGCGGTGGTGACGCGATTGTGTTGTTGGATGCTCAGAAGGGTCGGTGGGATTTCCCTGAGTTGAAGGCGATTGCCCAGGAGCAGTATTCGGAATACCAGCCGGATATGGTTTTGATTGAGGCTCAGGCGAGTGGCACGCCGTTGACGCACGAGTTGAGGGCTATGGGCATCCCTGTGGTGAATTACCGGCCATCTAGGGGTAATGACAAGATGTCGCGTGTACACGCTGTTAGCCCTGTGTTTGAGGCTGGTATGGTATGGGCGCCTGACCGTGTATTTGCGGACGAGGTGATTGAGGAGTGTGCTGCATTTCCGTTTGCACCGCACGATGATTATGTGGACACTACGACGCAGGCGATATTAAGATTCCGTCAAGGTAACTTCATTAATCTTTATTCTGACGAGGAGGAAGAGGAAGTATACCGTCAACAACGCGCATATTATTAAGCCCCCATACGGGCATCCCCCACGAACATACGTTATGGGGAAAGGAGAACAAACATGGCAAATGGACGTACTGGCAGGACTGCAGCAAAAAATTCTTTATTTACTTCTGGTGAAGAGATAGCTGAGAGGAAGCGTAAAGAGCGCGCTTCTTTTGGTTCTAAAGTTGATGAGGCGAATGCAAAGAGAAAGGCTGAGCGTGAAGCGAAAGCTGCTAAGCGCAAGGAGCAGATGGAAGAATCTACTGCTCGTCTTTCTGAGCGCAAGAAGGCTGCTCGTCTCAAGCCTCAGAAAAACCGTAACCCACGCGGCAAGGGTTCGGCAAAAGCTGCGGCAGCAACAGCGGCACCTGCAGCACCTGCGGCATCCAAGGGGTCTAAGGAATCTACTTCTAGCAAGGCTCAGCCCAAGTTTGGTGTTGGTAAAGAGTTCACGATCCGTGGTGGCAAGGCGAACGTTACTGCTGATCAGTTGAAGAAGACTGGTCTTACGCAAGCTCAGTACATGAAGCAGTGGCGTGCTACTAACAAGCGTCCTACTGCAGCTACGGCCAAGAAGGCCGCGTCTGCCTCTTCTGCTTCTTCTGCGAAGAAACCTGCTACTAAGAAGGTAGGTCTTCTTCGTCGTGTTCTTTTGGGTAAGGACGGTAAGTTTGGTGGCGCTCGTGGCGCGATTGACTTCTTGCCTGGTAAGTCTCGCCCTAAGAAAAAAGCCATGGGCGGCATGATGAAGTCTAAGGGCATGGCCAAGGGCGGCGCTATGAAGAAGAAGGGCTACTCTATGGGTGGCGCTGTTTCAAAGAAGGCTACTAAGCCACGCGGTGTAGGCGCGGCCACTCGCGGTTACGGCAGGGCGATGAAGTAATGGCTGCTCCGCTCTTTCCTATCATAGCCCTCATCGCCAAGAAGGGTGTTGAGGCTGCGATCAAGAAGTATGGAAAGACTGCTGTAAAGAAAGCGCAAGAGGCTTCTAAGAACCAGCCCACTCCGAAATACATGCGGGATCAGAAAGGCCCGTCGATTGCTGATCGTGAGCGTGCAGCGACTTCAGCGAAGAAGACTCGCAACCGTGTTGTTGCGGGCGCGACTGGTGTTGGTACAGCTACGGCAGGCATAAACGAGTTGATGACCCGTGTTGGTCGTGCGGAGATGGAGAAGCGTGGCATCAAGCCATCCAATTCTCCTATCAAGAGAGCCAAAGGCGGCATGGCCAATAAGCGCGCTAAGAGCACCAAGTGGGAAGCCAAGTGGGGATAGAAGACCTGCTGCGGGATGCCTTGTCTGAGGAAGCTCGTGCGGCATCTGAACAGATGGCTGACATTGAGTTTGAGGATGAGATTCAGACCCGTCTTCCCGAAGACCTCCGCTATGGCGGCCTTTATGGCTTAATGTCTTATCTGGGCATGCAAGGCCAAGGTGATCAGGAAGGGTCACAAGGCCGACGCGCTGTTATCAAGCCTAAAGGCATGCCGAGAGGTGGTGAAGAGCAATACGTCTCAACCACCGCCGGTTCATACTACTTGCCACAAGCAGACGCTAATCGTGTTGCTAGGCGGATAGATCAAGGAATGGGTCTTGATTTCTACCAAGGCTCTTACCCCAAGCCTGATGAGATCAGGTACTTTCAAGCAACCAGTCCAAAAACAATAGAGAACTATGGCGTTGGTGATTTAGATCAAACATCAGACACCGTGTCTCATGAGCTATTCCATAGAGGTCAAAACCTGCCCTTCTTGGAAGAGATGCTTGAAGAGGTAAATCAGAAGATGGATCTTGCTGACCGCGACTCTGTGATGGGCCGCGTTGAGTATGAGAGCCTTAAAGACCAACGCTCTAGGCTCAGAAATCTTGTGCGCGAAGGGCACTATTACCTAGATGCCTTGGCCAAAAAAAATCCAACCACCAGTGAAGACAAGCAAAGAAGAGATGATCTATTGGAGATCTATGGTTACTATCCCATAGGTTCAGACAGAACTCGTCTAAATGAGCTTGAAGACTTGCAAGACGATATCAGAGGTTATTTAACGCCTGAAAAACAAAAGGAACTTGGGGTCAGGCTTCCAACCCCTGCGGCGAAACCAAAAGAACCGCCAGGCTTTGTTGAACGGGCAATAGACTATGCTAAGGACATTTTTTAATTGCCATACTTACAAAGCAACATCCCACACTTCAAAGCGTGGGTGAGACGGGAATACACACACAATCACGAGAAATACCATGGCGAGTTTTTACACGCGATGGTTATTGCTGTAACTACGATGCCTACGAGATGCCTCAGTTTTCAGGTTATTTTCACTGGGTGTGAAACTGACGATGATGAGGACGAACCGAATGTTCATGGTGGAGCCATGTGGGCAAGAATGCCAATCACCGCTTTGGTCGCGGATACGCCGTTTGAGGAGTGGCCAGTCCCCATGGCGGTACATGATGCCCAGCCTTGGGACTGTTCTTCTCACACTCATGCTGTATACGTTTTAGATCGCGCAACGCCGTGCCCCTGGATGGCCAAGATTGGTGGGGAAATGTACCCCGCGAAGTACTTGTTCACTGTGGATTATGCTGAGAATGAGATCGCTGATGATCCTGCACAGCACAAGCAATCGCATGTGATGGAGTTACTTGATGCTGGCGAGTGGACTGGGAATATAGTAGCTTTGCCAAACAACAGGGTGAGGGTGACGCATCCTGCGTGGTTTGAGACTGGTGATGGCGCCCCTGATTTTAGGCCGTCACAGCATATTCATTACAGCAAGTCGGACTTGGATTACACGCTAGATGTGAACCGTATCTTCGATAATCTGTACGCAGACAAAGACTGAGACGAACTCAGAAAGGGCGAGCCATGGCTATAGAGCGCGGTGTAGATGACGTTGATATCGATGAACTTGATATCGAAAACAGTTCAAAAGAGATTCAGCTTTCTGAGGGCTCTGATGAAGACCTGATGTTTGATGACATGGACGATGAAGATGCCATGATGATGGACGATGGCACCATGGTCTTTGGTGAAGGTGATCTTGACATGGAGGCTCCTCTTGCGTTTGACGCCAACCTTGCAGAGGTTATTGATCAAGCGGATCTAGGCCGAATCTACTCTGACTTGATGGGTGATATTGATGACGATAAGTCATCGCGCAAAGAGTGGATTGATCAGTACACCGAGGGCTTGAAGTTCTTAGGTATGAAGTTTGAAGATCGCACAGAACCCTTTGACGGGGCTTCTGGCGTCATTCACCCCCTCTTGGCTGAGTCTGTCACGCAGTTCCAAGCACAAGCTTACAAAGAGATGTTGCCTTCTGGCGGGCCTGTTAAGACGATGGTCATGGGTATGGGAACGCCCCAGACTGACCTTCAGGCTGCTCGTGTGCAGGAGTTCATGAACTATCTGATCACTCAGGAGATGAAAGAATACGATCCTGAGACAGACCAACTACTTTTCTATTTGCCTTTGTCTGGCAGTGCGTTCCGTAAGGTTCACTTTGATCAGTCGCTAGGCCGTCCTGTATCGCGTTTCATCCCGTCTGAGAAGCTGATTGTGCCTTATGGCACCACGAGTCTTGATGATGCGGTTCGTATCACGCATGTAATTGACATGTCGATGAACGAGGTCCGCAAGCTTCAGCAGGCTGGTTTTTATCGCAAGACAAAGGTCAGTGGCGAGTCTGATGACTCGACATATTCAGCTAGTGACATTGAGGAAGAGATTGATGAACTACAAGGCGTTAAGCCATCTGGTAGCTCAAACGATTACGACGCCGAGGTTATGGAGGTTCATGTTGAGTTGGACATTCCAGGGTTTGAAGATGTCGATGCTCAAGGCGAAGAAACGGGCATCAAACTACCGTACATCGTCACGTTACTACCGAAGCAGAGCACTATCCTTTCTGTTCGCAGGAACTACAAGCAAGACGATGCTATGCGCCGTCGCATTGACTATTTTGTTCACTATAAGTTTCTGCCAGGTGTTGGTTTTTACGGTTTTGGTCTGACCCACATGATTGGTGGCTTGTCTCAAGCGGCCACTTCTATTCTGCGTCAGTTGATTGATGCCGGTACGTTGGCGAACTTGCCTGCAGGATTTAAGGCTCGTGGCATTCGTATACGAGACAACGATGTTCCATTGCAACCTGGCGAGTTCAGAGACATGGATGCGCCTGGTGGGTCATTGCGCGATGCGTTGATGCCCCTGCCGTTCAAAGAACCAAGCGGCACACTGTTGCAGTTGCTGGGCATGTTGGTTGAAGCAGGCCGTCGTTTCGCTTCTGTTGGTGACATGCAGATTGGTGATGGCAATCAAGAGGCGCCTGTAGGCACAACGATTGCGTTGCTTGAGCGCGGTAGTCGAGTGATGAGCGCGATACACAAGCGAATGCATTACAGCCAGCGCGTGGAGTTCAACATACTTGCACGAGTGATCAAAGAGTCACCGATCAAGGCGTATCCATACCAGATCGCTAGTGGGCAGCAGCAGTTGTTGGCACAGGACTTTGATGATCGTATCGACATCATTCCTGTGTCTGACCCGAACATATTCTCCATGAGCCAGCGCGTTATGCTTGCTCAAGAGATGATGCAAATGGTCCAGTCGAACCCGCAGATCCATGGGCCACAAGGCATGTACGAGGCGTATCGCCGTATGTACGAGGCGATGGGTGTGCAGCAGATTGAGCAGTTGTTGCCACCACCACCACAGCCTCAACCTGTGTCGCCAGCAATGGAGAACTCTGGGTTCTTGCAGATGCAGCCTGCACAGGCGTTTGCTGAACAAGATCACGATGCTCACATTGATTCGCATATTGCGTTATTAAAAACACCGCTTATTTCTGCAGCGCCTCCTGGTCAACAGCAGGGCATGTCGATGATTCAAGCGCACATTTATCAGCACATTGATTTCAAAGCGCGTGAGATGGCTCAGCAAGACCCTGAGATTCAACAGATGCAGCAACAGATGCAGCAGACTCAGCAGCAAGCTCAGATGGATCCGATGATGATGCAGCAGGTTCAGATGCAAATGCAGCAGATGCAACAGCAGATGCAGGTGATCATGGAAGACAAGGTCGCACAGATTTCTATGCAGTTGACTGAGGCTATGGCGCCAGAGCTTGCGCCGACACAACAAGATGACCCGCTGGTTAATCTGCGTGATCGTGAGCTTGATATCAAAGAAGCGGATCTGCAGCGCAAAGCTGAGGAAGCTGATCGAAGAATTAAGCTGGAAAGTGAGCGAATTGATAACACTGCCGACATGGCTGATGAGCGCATGGACTTACAGCGCGAATTGGCTGAAATGAAAGATAGTGTTGCAAGGGAAAGAATCGACTTGCAGAAATCTGCTCAAATGGCTAAAACTGCAGAAAACGTGGCGAAAGAATTTTTCGGTAATCGATAGAGAGATTTACAATGAGTTCAGTACGACAGAAAATGGCCCAAGTTCAGAAGGCCGCAAACAAGGCATTTGAGGCTTTGAAGAATGGCGAAGAACCAAAGCCCATCCAACCGGCAGTTGTGGAAGAAGTTTCTGCGGAAACTGAAGCGAATGTTGAGACGATGGTCGAACCCAAAGTAAAGGCCGCGCCCAAGAAGAAAGCCGCGCCTAAAGCTAAGGCCGCACCCAAATTAGCACCTAAAGGTAAAAAGTCATGATCAAGCGTCAAACAAGTTTTCCTCAGCCCAAGATTACCGACAGCAAGGTATCTATTAAGGATCAGGGCACCGTTAACTATGCGAAGGCTGAAACCATTGCTACCCCAGGCAAGCCCGCCCCTTTTGGCGCTGGTGAGTCTCGAGGCGGTGGTGCGGCACTGCGCGGCAAGAAATTCAGCGGGATTTACTAATGAGCGCGCTTCCCATTCGAGGTTATTCGCCCAATCGTCAAGATTACATTGATGATCCTGATAAGTTTAATAATCCCATGCTAGGTCGCCCGTTGCCGACGCCACCACTTAACCCCAACAGGTTTATCAGTGTAGAAGAGTTCGAGGGTAGATCTCCGTCTCCACGCCGCCCAGACGATGGGATTCGTATGCGTATGGAAGGCACTCTTGATCCATCAAGAGGCACTCGTCGACCAGACGATGTGTACAACCGTGGGCAAGCACCCGTTGAAATGCCCATGCCTCCAGCGCCCATAGCGACTGAAGTATTTATGAGGCCAGGGCGAGGCAATCCTAATGAAGTTTATGGCATCACTGTAGGAGAACGTGTTCCGGGCATGAGTGACGGTCTTCCGAGATCACCTCAAATGCCTGCCACACAACAGCAGGCTGGCGGGGTATCTTTCGAGTCAGACTATATTGACTGGATGGAGTCTAAGCCTACAAAGCCCAGACGGCCTAAAGGTATGGGTGCGGCAAGTAAGAGTTATCAAAAAGCGAACAGGGAATACAAAGAAAATTTAAAGCAGTGGGAAGCAAGCAAGCCATCAAGGGCGATGTACATCACCGCGCCTGCGACTACGGCTCCTACAGAGTCTTCTCCTCCACCAGAATTTGTGCCCCCTCCCACAGAAACGCCGGATAAGTTTGAAGGCAGATATGTTCCGCCAACATCAAACCTTGGCACTCCTGACTCACTAATATCAAGCAACATCGTTGGTCAGTCGTATGACCCAGGCTTTGCAGCAAGATTTCTTGCAGGCGGCACGGGTGAAACCAATGTAGATGCAGGCAATGGCATTGGCATGATGGTGATGCCACAACGACCAGAACCACCAGTTGGTAGCGTTTTTGGCGGGTATGGTCAGCAAGCACCTATGCAGGCTTTAGCGCCTTACGCAGGAATGGCTCAGTCGCAACCTATGCCAACTGACTTCTTCCCAACGTATATTCCAAAGCCTGATCCTATTTATGAAACAGTGCCACGGCCTGAGGCTAATCAACCAGCGCCGCAGCCTAATGCACAGCCTGTAATGTCTTCTAACATCCCAGGCGCCATTCCGGGCAATACGCCTGGAGTTGATTTCAATGTTTTTGAAAATCCGATGGGGTCCTACGTTAGATAAATGGATTCACTATCTCTCGCGGCCTACATCTACAAAAAACTAGATCAATATGAGCAGTCTCATGTTGATTATATAACCTCTGGTAATATCAAGGATATGGAGGACTACAAATTTGCGATGGGTGAGTTATCAATGCTTCGCACCCTTCGTGATGAACTGAAAGAAGCGTTGCATATTGAAGGAGATCCCCTCGATGAGTGATCTATTATTAGATTCCATCGCATCAAAACCGTCCGTTACGGATGCATATGTGAATGAAGAAAATCGGGTCTTAGACCCGTCTGTGCTAGACAAGTCTTTGGTTGAAAGAATGCCAACCCCAACTGGCTATCGTTTGTTAGTACTTCCTTACAAAGGAAAGGGCATGACAGAAGGCGGTATACAGTTAATCCAATCAACGCTCGACAAGGAAAACCTTGCCACTTCTGTTTGTTATGTCATGAAAATGGGCCCGCTTGCCTATCAGGACTACGAGAAGTTTGGTGATGACCCATGGTGTGAAGTCGGTGATTGGGTGCTTATTGGTCGTTATGCCGGTGCTAGGTTCTCCCTTGAGGATGACCATGAAGTGCGAATCATTAATGACGATGAAGTGATTGGAACCATTCTTAACCCAGACGATATTAAGTCTGCATAGGTGAAATGACATGTCGGAAGAAACATTGACTGAAGCTTTATCAAAGCTTGACGATGACAACATAAACAAGGCTGCGCTTCCCGAACACAAGCGTGTTGAAGAAGAGGTTCAGGAAGAACCTACTTACATTGAGTTCTCTGAAGAAGAAGCTGAATCCATTGCGCCGGTTACTGAAGACTCTGTCCGCGAAGAGTTTGAGTCGCCTGATACTGATGCAGAGCCAGAGCTTACAGAGGCCGAAAGGCGCGCTCGTTCTGCACAAGAGCGCATCAACAAGGCTGTTGGCCAAGCAAAAGACTTTCAGCGCAGAGAGTTGCAGGCGCTTCAGTACGCGAAAGAGTTGCAACAACAGAATGAGCAACTAGCTTCTCAACTGCAAAACACTCAAACGTCTACTGCTGAGCAAAACTTGAAAATGCAGGAAACGTATAGCAACGAGTTTGCTAGCCGTGTGGAGACTCAAGCTGAAGCGGCTAAACGCAATCTTAAAACTGCGTATGAGTCTGGCGACCCTGACGCTATGGCCGAAGCTCAACAGCTTCTGGCTAGGGCTGAAGCGGATCGCAATGCGCTTTCTCAGTATCAAAGAGATCTTGAGAAATACAAAGTTGATTACGCAAACTGGCTTGAGCAGCAAGAAGCTAATATGCAGGCAGAGCAAGAGCTTGCTCAGCAACAGCCTGTTTACCAACAAGAGCCTGCGTATCAAGAGCCATCAGCTAAGGCCCAAGACTGGGCTTCTGCAAATGAATGGTTCGGCACGGATACTGTCATGACCAATGTGGCTTTCGCTATACACAATGACTTAATACAGAGCGGTGTTGACTTAGAATCTGATGAATACTACGCTCAAATTGATTCTCGTATGAGGCAAGAACTGCCGCATAAATTTAACGAGCAAACTAACGCGGGAGACAACCAACAACCCGTCCAAACTGTTGTCTCTGGATCGCGCACGACTGGAACTGGACGCAATCAAAACTCTCGTAGAGTTGAACTGACAACAAGCGAACAAGCATTAGCTAGGAAGCTTGGAGTACCGTTCAAAGAATACGCAAAACAGAAAATGAGGCTACAACGATCATGAGTGACGAAATAAAGGGTTCTAATAGAACGCCAAGAAGCAGTGGAAGCCGAGAGGCTAAAGCTGCCCGTAAACCATGGAAGCCGCCTCAAGCGTTGGAAACTCCTGAACCGCCTCCGGGGATGAAGTATCGATGGCTGCGAACCCATATTCGTGGGGAAGCAGACAAGACCAATGTTCACATGAGATTTCGTGAGGGGTACGAACCTGTACGTCCTGAAGAAATCGCAGGCTATGACTTGCCCGTCATTGACGAAGGCAACCATACCGGCACTGTGGGTGTTGGCGGATTGATGCTTGCAAAAATCCCAGAAGAAACGGTTGAAGAAAGAAATGCTTATTTTGCTAAGCAAACGGATCAACAGATGCATGCTGTTGATAACGATCTTATGAAAGATGAGCACCCTGCTATGCCAATCTCTAACGAGAGAAAGACGCAGGTATCATTTGGCCGAGGGAAGAAATGACCTCATTTTTGATTGTGTTTAACTAGGAGATCCCAAATGGCGAACCAAGATGCCGCTTTTGGAATGCGTCCAGTGCGTATGGTGGGCGGTGCCCCCTATACTGGTGGACAAAGCCGATATCGGATCGCTGCTAACTATGGAACTGCTATCTTCCAAGGAGATATGGTTGCCCAGGTTACTGGTGGTACGGTAGAGGTTCACGCTGACGGAGGCACTGTGCCTATCGTTGGTGTATTTAACGGTTGTCAGTACACCGATCCTACTACTAAGGAACAGGTTTACAGCAACTTCTACCCTGCAAGTACTAATGCTTCAGACATCATTGCTTTTATCATTGATGATCCGAATGTTGTGTACGAAATCCAGGCTGATGACACGTTCCCGATTGCCGACTTGTTCGGTAACTTCGATATTGTGTACACCAGTGCTGGAAGCACTGTAACTGGCATTTCTGGCGCTGAGCTAGATGTGACCACGGGTGCAGCCACGGCAGGCTTGCCAATTAAAGCAATTGATATTTCTGGCGACCCAGAAAACTCAGATGTTGCTACGGCGAATACCAACGTTCTTGTTGTTATTCAGAATTCAATTTACGGCCAAAAAGGCGCCGGTTTAGCATAGGAGGCTAACTAATGGCTATTTCAAGAGCACAATTAGCCAAAGAGCTAGAGCCTGGTCTCAACGCTTTATTTGGCATGGAATACGCTCGTTATGAAAACGAGCACGCCGAGATCTTTGAAACTGAATCTTCAGACCGAGCGTTTGAAGAAGAAGTGCTGATCGTAGGCTTTGGTAACGCTCGTGATAAGTCTGAAGGACAAAGTGTCGGTTACGATTCTGCGTCTGAAGGTTTCACTTCTCGTTACACTCACGAAACCGTTGCGCTTGCTTTCGCGTTGACCGAGGAAGCAGTGGAAGACAACTTGTATGACCGCCTTGGTGCGCGTTATACGAAGGCTCTTGCGCGCAGCATGGCACACTCAAAGCAAGTTAAAGCTGCTAACGTTTTGAACAATGCGTTCAACTCTAGCTTTGCTGGCGGCGACGGTGTCGAGTTGATTGACGATGCACACCCCCTCGCTGGCGGTGGTACGTTCTCAAACCGACCAAGTGCTTACTCAGATCTGAACGAAACCTCACTCGAAGATGCTTTAATCAGCATTTCTACGTTTGTAGATGATCGTAATATGATCTTGGCTCTGCAGGGCGTTAAGTTGATTGTTCCACCACAGCTTCAGTTTGTGGCGGATCGTCTTCTAGACACCCCCGGACGAGTAGGTACGGCTGACAACGACATCAATGCAATCAGGAATATGGGCATGCTGCCGCAAGGTTATGCAGTGAACCACTTCTTGACTGACACTGATGCTTGGTTTGTTAAGACCGACTGCCCAGATGGGTTCAAGCACTTCGAGCGAAGCCCGATTTCAACTTCTATGGAAGGTGATTTCGACACAGGCAACGTGCGTTACAAGGCCCGTGAGCGTTACAGCTTCGGCTTCAGTAACCCACGCGCCGTGTTTGGTTCTCAAGGCGCTTAATTGTTCCACATGGAACAATGAGATAAGGGGCACTTGTTGCCCCTTTTCTTTTTGTGCTGTATAAAACAACTATCCCTGACAGATGCATACCGCATCTGACACTAGCCACGACAGGAGATACTCATGGCGAATACGACTTTTTCGGGTGCGGTGCGATCTGAAAGCACCTTCAAAGCTATCAGCAAAAATGCCACTACTGGCGCAATTACTGAAATCACTACCTATGGCGGCGCTCCAGTTAGCCTAGCAGACGGCAACGTAACGCTTACCAACGCCACTCACAGTGGACGAGTTCTGCTTGTTCCAGATGGCGGACAAGACAACACTTACACCCTGCCTGCACCAGTTGCTGGTTCTGTGTTTAAGTTTGTTTACGCGGGCGGCGCGGCTGATGCAACGGATGCTTTGATCGTTACCCCTGGCAACACCAACTTTTACATTGGTGGTGTTACGTTCCTTGATACTGATGGCAATGCAATTAGCAGCGTGTTCTCAGACGGTAACTCAAACAGCAGCATTCAGTTGAATGTGCCTGCTGGCTTTGAGGTAACCATTGTTGGCTTGAACACGACCAACTATCAGATCTTTGGAAATGTAACGAGTACTACTGCGCCTGCGTTTGCTGATCAGTAATATATTGATTAACTTCAATGAGAGGGCATAAGCCCTCTCTATTTAGGAGAAAAGCATGGCTGATACAGTAACATCTCAAACCATCCAGGATGGCGAGAGAAAGGCCGTACTGAAGTTTACAAACATAAGTGATGGAAGTGGCGAGTCAGCAGTTACCAAGATTGACGTAAGTGCTCTTGCGGCTAACAGTGCTGGGGCAGCTTGCACTGAGGTTGCGATTGCAAAAATCTGGTGGCAGTGCGTCGGCATGGGCGTTGAGCTTTTGAACGATGCAACCACAGATACGCTGATCATCGGCTTGTCGCCTGATTCAAATGGATTCCATGATTATTCACCGTTTTCTGGGATACCAAATGATGCTGGATCTGGAAAGACGGGTGATGTGAAGTTCACCACAATCGGTGCAAGCAACACAGACACTTACACCGTAATCGTTGAAGTATTGAAGACGTACTAATGGCAACCTCAGGAAGCTCTGATTTCGAGCCAGATGTTGCGGAGTACGTTGAGGAAGCATTTGAACGATGCGGCCTTGAGTACCGCACTGGCTACGATGGGGTGACCGCAAGACGGTCACTCAATCTTTTGTTTGCTGATTGGGCAAACAGAGGGTTAAACCAGTGGACTGTTACCAATAGTACCACCACCTTATCTCAGGGTGATGAGTTTATTGATTTAACGGCTACTACCATCGATGTGCTTGATGTTGTTGTTAGGCGAACTGACGGCAGCAACACGACAGATATAGCCATGGAGCAGATCGGGCGGTCTGAGTACTGGAATCTTCCCGATAAATCTACTCAATCTAGGCCGACTCAGTTCTTTCTAGACAAACAAATAACGCCAAGGCTGTATATTTGGCCTGCATCTGAAAATTCTACGGACCAGTTGATCATTAACCGCCTGGTTCGTATTGAAGACGCAGACGCTGGTGTCAACACAGTAGATGTCCCTTTTAGGTTTTACCCATGTCTGGCAGCAGGGCTGTCTTACTACATAGCTTTGAAGAAGGCGCCTGATCGGGTTCAGATGCTTAAAGCCTTGTATGACGAGGAGTTTGCTCGAGCCGCTGATCAAGATCAAAGCAGAGCGTCATTGATGGTAGCGCCTAGCATGAGGTCTAGGATAGCGTAATGGCCTTTGCTTCTGGCAAGTATGCGATTGCCATCTGCGACAGATGTGGCTTTCAGTATAAATACACAGAACTTAAAGAAGAGTGGACTGGGTTCCGCGTTTGTAATGAATGCTTTGAACCAAAACACCCTCAACTAGAGCCGCCTAGGCACGTTTCTGATCCAGAGGGCTTGAGGTTTGCTAGGCCGAATCGGTCGGCAAGCACTGTAGCTGGTGAAGGCGTTGTTAGGACCATTGATGCTAACCAGATGATGTCTATCACTGGCGACCCTATTGGCTCGGCCTTTAGCATTGATGGCGCAACTGGCTCTATTGGAACAGTAACGGTGGTAACAACATGAGTTTTACATTAGCGAGCTTAAAATCTACGGTTCAGGACTACTGTGAGACTGCAGAAACGACTTTTGTTGCCGAGCTAGATACGTTTATCCAGGAGGCAGAAGAGCGCATATTGAAGAATGTGGAGCTTCCTGTGTTCAGAAAAAACGTTACAGGCAACGGCACTTCAAGTTCTCCATACCTAGGCACGCCAACAGACTTCTTGGCTACATACAGTTTGGCGCTGATCATCGACAGTGTTTACACCTATCCATTGCTCAAACATGTATCGTTTATTAGAGACTACACGCCAAATCCATCAACGACTGGGACAACAAAGTATTATGCTTTGTTTGATGACAGCACGTTCATTTTGGCGCCTACGCCTGCAGCTAATTACGACTATGAACTGCACTACAAATATCGTCCTGCATCTCTGACAACAACGTCAGGATCAAGCACAACCTGGCTTTCAGATAATGCGCCAGATGCCATGTTGTATGGCACGCTAGTTGAAGCGGCTACTTTTTTGAAAATACCTGAAGAAGCTGCTCAGTATGAGCAACGTTTCTTGTCTGCTGTATCCGCGCTAAAGAAGCTTGGAGAAGGCTATGGAGCAAGAGATGAATTCAGATACGATATTGCTAGGGGGTAACATTGGCTTTGTTTGAAGCATCTACTCTTGGGGTTGGCAACGTTGTTGTGGCAACAACTCAAAATAAAGGGCATGACCCAGAGTTTTGGGCAAAGACGGCATCAGATAGAATTGTGAGTGTCGGTGGAAACTGTCATCCTTTGATTGCTCAACAAGCTGAAGCTTTTAAGCAGTCTGTGGAAACAACGGTAAGTTTTTACATTAAAGAAGCGATCAAGAGCGATAGAACAACATTGATCGCAGAACTAGAAAGACAAGGTCATGGCGACATGGCGAACATAATCAGGAGTCTGTAATGGCGATAACAACTGCAATGTGTACTAGCTTCAAGAAAGAGCTTATGGAGGCAGTGCATAACTTCAAGAACTCAGGTGGCAACACATTCAACCTTGCGCTGTACACAAGTTCCGCAAGTCTAGGGGCAGCAACCACTGCCTATACAACGTCAAACGAAACCTCTGGTACGGGTTACACTGCTAAAGGCGCCGCGCTAACTCGCGTTGATCCTACTACTTCAGGCACTACAGCGTTCACAGACTTTGCTAATCTTACGTTTAGCTCAAGCAGTATTACTGCACGAGGCGCGTTGATTTTTAATGATTCTGCATCTGGCGACCCTGCTGTATGTGCGTTAGATTTTGGCGCTGATAAAACGTCAAATTCAGGGGATTTTACTATTCAATTTCCCGCAGCAGATGCCTCAAATGCGATTATTCGCATCGCATAGCGAGTAATCTGTGTCAGACTTATTTGGATGGGGCAGAGGTACTTGGGGCGCAGGAACTTGGGGCGAAGTCACCCCAGTTGAAGTTACGGGTGTCGCAGGTACTGGCGCTGTTGGAACAGTTACTGTTGGGCTGGGTCAAACGATTGTCCCAACTGGTGTTGCAGGCACTGCGTCAGTTGGTAGTGTAACCGTTGCATTACCCGACGTAGCTGTCGTAGTCGGAGTTTCGGCGACAGGGGAAATAGGATCTTCTGTTAATGTTTGGGGCTTGGTAGACACCTCCCAGACCCCAAATTGGGAAGAAGTAGCCTGATGTTTAAGCAAGTTATTAAGGGTTCAGAAAAGCCCAAGACTAAAAGTCGGAGAAGATAGATGGCAACTTACGTTAACGATTTACGGCTCAAAGAAATAACCACTGGCGATGAGTCAGGAACTTGGGGCACCAGTACGAATACAAATTTGGAGTTGATAGCTGAGGCTTTTTCCTTTGGGACAGAAGCTATTACGACTAATGCAGACACCCACACGACTACGATTGCTGATGGTTCTACTGATCCGGGCCGTTCGCTGTTCCTGAAGTACACCGGCACTTTAGATAGCACTTGTACGATCACGATAGGGCCGAACACGATCAGCAAGCTGTGGTTGATTGAGAACGCAACCAGTGGCTCACAGAGCATCATAATCAAGCAAGGTAGTGGTGCTACGGTCACAATTGCTAACGGCTCCACGAAAGCGATCTATAGCGATGGCGCAGGTGCAGGTGGCGCGATGGTCGATGCTTTCGTTGACCTTGATCTTACTGGCACGACAACGGTTTCGGCACTGACCGCATCTGGGGCTTCTACGCTTTCAGGCGGTGCAACAATATCTGGTACGACAGCCGTTGCTACGCTTACTGCTTCTGGAAATGCGACAATCTCTGGGAATGCGTCAGTCACTGGAAATGTAACTGCTGCAAACTTAAACGCCGATGCTACGGCAGGAGTGTATGGCAGTTCTTCCAGCCCTGTAGTATTTACAGTTACAGTAGCCTCTAAAACTTCGGCGCATCCGTATAACGGAGATGGAAGCAGTTCAGGTTATTTCTTCGACGGGATTGAGTCCCCTGCGATCAGCCTGCACGGCACGGATAGCGTCACAGCTAACAGTGAATACGTTTACCGCTTTGACCAAGCAGACGGGTCAAACAGTGGTCATCCTTTGTTGTTTTACATGGATGCCGCTAAAACAACAGCTTACACCACGGGCGTAACAACTAACGGTACTCCGGGAAGTGCAGGAGCTTACACACAGATAGCAGTAGACAGAGAAACGCCCAGCGTTCTTTACTATCAGTGTTCAAGCCACGCTTACATGGGTAACTATGCCTACAACGCAGCTTCTACTAACTTAAATGGCATCAAAATGCCGACGGCTGATGGGAGTTCGGGCCAAGTCTTATCAACTAACGGTTCGGGAGTGTTATCTTTTGCTACTGTTGGCGGGGCTTACAATTCTTGGCTTGTCAAAACCAGCGCATATACTGCTCTAGCTGGGGATCAAATTATTGTTAACAGCGCGAGCGCAGTCACAATAACGCTGCCTGCTTCTGCAAGTGCTGGAAATACAGTAATTATTAAGGCCACAGGTGGCGGTACAGTAACCGTTGGGCGTAACTCACAGAAGATAAACTCAACGGCGGCTGATGGAACCATACTAAGTGGAAGTTCCTCTCAGCTTGTATTTGTAGACGCTACAATTGGATTCTTAGAAATTTAGAGGAGAAATCAGATGGCAGTTCTTTTAGGTGCAAAACCACCAATACCCACAGCGCAGTTTGTTATAGGTGAGTCAAAGACTTTTACAGCCCCAATGACAGGAACTATTAAAGTAATTATTACTGGCGGTGGGGGCCAAGGCGCGTTTCTTGCTAATAAAAATTCAACACCAAATTCAAATGTTGGTGACGCTACAGGCGGCGGTGCGGGTGGTTATAGTGAAAAAACTTTTGCTGTAACAGCAGGAGAAACCTTTACGATTACTGTTGGTGCTGGAGGCTCTAGTGCGCTTGCACCAAATGACATTAACAGTAGTAGGGTAGGCAACGCCGGGGCCAACTCCAGCTTTGTTACAGCTTCCGCAGCGGTGTCTGTAAGCATGGCTGCTAACGGTGGGGGCGCTGGACAGTTTAGCGCAGCTACCTCTAGTGCTGTTACTACTGCTGGAGGAACAGGCGGCACAGCTAGTGGTGGAGACTTCAACTACACAGGCGGTGCTGGTGGGTCTATTACAAGAGTTGCAAACAACAGTAAAAGTGCAATGACTACAGGAGGCGGGGCTGTTGCTCTTTACGGCACAACTTACCGTGGTGGTAACATAACGTTAGGCACCGCTAATGAAAGTTCATACATGATTGGCTCTACTGGTGGCGCAGGTGTTGGTGGTAACGGAGGCGACATTGCTTTCTCTGGAACTGGCTCCAACGCACGTTTTAGTGCTGGTGGAAGTGCAAGTCGCTCAGGCGCATCAGATGAGTCAGGGAGCGGTATGAGTACCAGTATCATCATGGCCGAGACGCCGGGAGCGCCTATGACCTCCTCTACAATTAGTCTTATTGATGCCCAAGGTTTTGCATACGGAGGAATGTATTCTTACAACGCGAGTCCTTCCGTTTCTACGTCTGGATTTGGCGGTGGTGGCGGCGGTGCTACTGGATACAACCAAACTCCTAGTTACCAATACTTCTACTCTTATGCAGGAACTGCTGGTGGCTTTGGTGGAGGAGGCGGTTGTACTTTTGTCAGTGGTGTGGATTACCTTTCTACTGGTCAAGTTCGAGCAGGCCCGGGAGGCACTGGTGGTGGTGGTTCAGGCGCTTACAGCGGCCCGTTTTCTACCATGACATCTGCTACCTACCGTTCATGGGCGGCGGCTGGCGATGGCCTTTGCATCATCATGTACATTTAGAGGAGGCTACAATGGCTATTTACATTATAAAGAATGAAAGCGATGAAGAAGTTAATCGCATTGTGGCTACTCAAGAGTTTGTTGAGGCAAACCATGCTGGTAGATACGAAGAGGTTATTCCGGCCAAAAGTCCTGTGCCAGCAGAATCAACAGCCCGTAACTGGCGTAATGAAGAGCTAGAGGCTACAGACTACATTGTGCCCCTATCTGACCATCCGCAACGAGCAGCGTACATAACGTACAGAACTGCACTACGGGATTGGCCTAGTACATCAGACTTTCCAGACACTAAACCAACACTGGGATCATAACGATGGAATTCTTAATCAACGTATTTCATGGCGTGACCTTTGCCATAGCACTGTCAGCAGTGTTGTGTGCAACAACGTCCCCGCCAAACAACGAATGGGCGCAGAAAGCATATCGGATTATGAATATCATCGCTTTCAACGTCTGGAAGTCTGAAGACAAGTAGCACCCTGTGGATATAGGGTCAGTCAGCGACACTGCTCAGGTTAGCTGGAAGCAGATAGCGGTTCAGAAGCAAGAGCGCCTGCGAACGGGTGCCGAGGGTGAGACTGTGCGGGAGGCTGTCGAGACGATTATCCCCACGATCTATACCAAAGAAGGCAATAAAGTAGAGGCGCAGCCACTTGCGCCAACCCAACGAGTGAATATATCGGTATGAGCGACAAAGGCGAACAAGCATTAAACGAAGTCAACGCGCATGAGCGCGAGTGTGCGCTTAGGTATGCTCGTATCGAAGAGCGTTTGTCTGAAGGCTCTGCCAAGTTTAAGCACCTAGAAAAACTGATATACGGACTGTATGCACTGATTGCAGCGGCTGCATTGCCGCAGTTCTTCCTTGGCGGCTGACCATGATTGGTGAAATCGCGGCTATCGTGGCTGGCGTAAACGCGGCTACAAGTGCGATTAAGCAGGTCGCTGAGACCACCAACGACATTCAATCCATCTCGGGGTTTCTATCTGCGCTAGGCGGCGCAGAGGTAGAGCTTCAACGCGCCCAAAACGAGGGCAAGCTGTCAGAGGCGGATGCAGTAAAGGCGGCGCTAGCAAAGAAGCAGATCCAAGAAACCATGCGTGAAATCAAGGATCTGTTTACCGTTAGTGGTAACGGACAGCTATACCAAGAAGCTATGATGGCGATGGCAGAGGCCCGCAAACAGAAGCAGCTTGAGTTGGCTAGAGCAGCGGCTAGAAAGAAGAAGTTTTGGAAAGAGGTCAGGGAAATCTCTTTCGTCATTGGAATACTGGTAATTCTTTTGCCCATGACGCTGGCGTTATTGCTTGGTTGGTTAACACGATGATGGCCTTTTTGCTTGTCGTGGTTGTGAACGGGGAGCCTATAGATGATCAGTTTTACTTCCGCGATATCACGCGGTGTAACACGTTTGCCTATTATGTCAGCACAGGCAAAACTAAAATCAACAACCGCTATCAGATGCAAGAGAACATAACGGCGTATTGCATACCTAAGCGAGTTGCAGCAAACACGAAAACATGGGACTGATATGGCAGCTAAAAAATTACAAGAAGGTAGTGAGTACGCTGAATACGATGCCGATGGCGACGGCGTGGTTTCTGACGAAGAAATAGAAACTAGCAAAGAGTTGTTAGAGCTACGGCTTCACCATGAACGTGCGGATGCACAACGCGCCATGAGTTGGTTTGCGCTGTGGGGAATGCTTCTTTACCCGTCTCTGGTGGTCGCATCGGAGCTTTTCGGGCTGTCTCAAGCCGCGAAGATCTTAGGTGATATGGCTGCGGTCTATTTCGTGTCTGTTGCGGGTATACTGGCAGCGTTTTTCGGCGCTCAAGCGTGGTCAAACAGGAAATAAGATGTATCACTACAAAGCTGTATTAGTTCGTGTTGTTGATGGCGATACCATAGACGTAGATATTGATCTGGGGTTTGACGTGTGGCTCAAGAAGCAGCGCGTTCGGCTCGCAGGCATTGACGCGCCTGAGTCCCGCACCAGAAACAAGGCTGAGAAGGTCTTAGGGCTGGCGGCTAAAGCACGGCTTGTAGAGCTTTGTTCTGGCGAGATACAAATAGAGTCCTTAGGCAAAGGCAAGTACGGGCGTATTTTGGGTGTCCCAAGGACTTCTGAGGGCACCAGCATATGCCAGATTCTTATCGATGAAGGTCATGCGATAGAGTATTGGGGCGGAAAAAAGGTTTGGGTTTGGGCGTAACTACCCAGAAGAATAGCGAATAAGGGACAGATTATGAGCATTGTTGCATCACTGGTCGGCCCAGTAACAGGGTTACTGGATAAGTTCATTGAGGACAAGGATCAGAAGAATGCCTTGGCCCATGAAATTTCCACCATGTCGGAGCGTCACGCGCAGCAGATTGCTCTTGAGCAGATAGAAGTTTTGAAGCTCGACGCAAAGGGCAATTGGTTCCAATCGTCCTGGCGCCCGTTAGCGGGTTATACATGCGTACTAGGGCTAATGGTGAACTTCCTGATTTCGCCTATCGCAGCAGGGTTTGGCTTAATCATTCCTCAAGCCGATGCCGGTGTAATGATGCCTCTGCTTCTTGGGATGCTAGGGCTAGGTGGTGCTAGATCATTTGAGCGCGTCAAAGGCGTAGGAAAATAAATGACTAAGCTAATCGACATGTTGAAGCTGCACGAAGGTGTTAAATCGTACTGTTACAAATGTACACAGGGCTTTGAGACAATAGGCGTGGGCAGAAACATTTCAGAGTCTGGCCTTGGGTTGTCTGACGATGAGATCGAATACTTGCTGGCGAATGACATAGCGCGAGTGAAAGACGAGCTATCGGATGCTTACTTTTGGTTTAACGCCATGAACGAAGCGCGACAAGACGCGATGGTAGATATCTGCTTTAACCTTGGTTTGACTAGGTTGCGCGGTTTTGTAAAGGCTCTTGAGGCAATGTCGCGTGAGCAGTTTGACATCGCAGCAGATGAGTTTATGGATAGCCGTTGGGCTTCCCAAGTAGGTAACCGTGCGGTTAGAGTAACGGAGATGATCCGCACAGGTGAGTATCGTTAATGCCTTTACAAAAATACATATTTAACCCTGGCATCAATAAAGAGGGCACCGATTATACGGCGGAAGGCGGCTGGTTCGACGGGAACCTAGTTCGCTTTCGCAAGGGCTTGCCAGAAAAAATTGGTGGGTGGGTTAAATACATTACCGCTTCATTTAACGGAACAGGCAGAAAGCTTTTTGGTTGGACGGCCCTTGATGGTACAAATCTCTTAGGCCTTGGAACAAGAACAAAGCTGTACATTCAGTCAGACAACAGCTACAGCGACATAACGCCTATACGAGCAACTACCTCTGCTGGCGATGTAACTTTTGGCGCAACTGACGGCTCAAGTTCAATCAATGTAACTGACAGCAACCACGGCGCCGCTAAAGGTGACTTCGTAACTTTCTCAGGTGCAGCGTCCCTTGGCGGCAACATCATCGCTGCTGTTTTGAATCAAGAGTACGAGATTGATTCGATTACGAGCACCAACGTGTATGTGATCACCGCCAAAGACACTTCTGGAGCTACCGTAACCGCCAACAGTAGTGACAGTGGCAATGGCGGAAGTTCAGTGGTGGGCGCGTATCAGATCAATGTCGGCCTTGATGTGTTTGTGGGCGGCACCGGCTGGGGCGCGAGCACTTGGGGAAGTGGCGGATGGGGTTCTAGCAGTCCTCTTAGCGCCCTTAACCAACTACGTCTGTGGTCCATGGATAGTTTTGGCGAAGACTTGATAGCGAATGTTCGTGCAGGTGGTATTTACTACTGGGATACCAGCGCAAAAACGCTAGGCACAGACAGGGCGGTGAACATATCCGCTCTGACAGGGGCTAACTTTACGCCGACAGCCGCCCTTCAAGTTTTGGTATCCGACGTGGATAGACACGTCATTGCACTAGGCGCAGACCCAATAAACGACGCAGCGACTTCCAGAACAGGCACTATTGACCCTTTGCTTGTTGCCTTCTCTGACCAAGAAAACCCAGCAGAATGGTTTCCCACGGCAACCAACACCGCCGGTTCACTGCGCTGTTCTGCGGGATCACAAATTATTGGTGGCCTTCGAGCAAGGCAAGAAACTTTAATCTGGACTGACGTGGCGCTGTACAGTTTGCAGTTTATTGGCGCGCCACTGACTTTTGGGTTAAATCTGATTAACGAGGGCGTGAGCTTAGTTGGACCCAACGCAGCTATAAATACGCCATCAGGCGTGTTTTGGATGGACAAGAAGGGATTCTATTCTTACCAGGGCGCGGTTCAACCTGTTCCCTGTAGCGTCAGGTCTTATGTGCTGGATGACTTTAACGAAGCGCAGGCTTTTCAGGTCTTTGGTTTTGTGAACAAGCAGTTTGATGAAGTAGGTTGGTTTTACTGCTCCTCTGACTCAACCGTGATTGATCGATATGTAACGTACAACTATGTCGAGCAGACGTGGGCCATAGGCAATCTATCGCGCACTGCTTGGCTAGATGAAGGCATAGAAAGCTTTCCTCGTGCAACGGGCACTTCCAGTAGCAGCAACTATGTCTTTAGCCATGAAACAGGGTTTGATGATGAAGACTCGCCAATGGACAACGTGTTTATTGAAAGTGCCGACTTTGACCTAGGTGATGGCGAAGAGTTTCAGTTTATCCGCAGGTGCATACCTGACGTTAAATTTACGGGTAATTCCGGCGCTACACAGACCATGAACTTTGTTTTAAAAGCGCGCAACTTCCCAGGCGAATCACTGACTACGGATCAAACGACAGCGTTTACGGGAAACACTACTAAGATTGATACCCGTGCTAGAGGCCGACAAGCTGCTGTTCGCTTTGAATCAGATGACGATGGAGACACTGGTGATCGCTTAGGGGTTGGCTTTAGGATTGGTGGTACAAGGCTTGATCTACAGCCTAATGGTCGAAGATGAGCAAGATTTTACAAGGACGTTTGCCTTTTGCTCAGAACGGCGTCTCTGTAGACAGCGGCACGTTTAACAGAACAATACGGCTTCTGGAACTCAGTTTGGACTCGTTTGATCCAGATTCCACGCCGCAGTTCTCAAGGAAAGATAGAGACACGTTTAAGTTTAACGCTGGCGATGTGATTTGGAATACATCGATTAATACGTTACAAGTATACGACGGTGACGCTTGGATAAGCTTGTCCCAAGAGTTGCCATATGCGACTGACCCGCTTGAGGCGACAGGCCAAGTGGGCGCGGTCCAGGTAATAACCAACGGCAATATAGTAGTGAGTGTAGGTTCATGACAAAACTATGCCCTAGAGGTAAGGCAGCAGCTAAACGCAAGTTCGATGTTTACCCTTCAGCTTACGCAAATGCGTATGCCAGCAAGATATGTGCAGGCAAGATCAAAGACCCTTCTGGAGTGAAGCGTAAAGACTTCAAAGGACCAAAGCCTAAAAACATGAATGGTGGTGGGTTTGCTGCTAAGCGGGCCAGAGTGATTGATCCGAGAGGTTTTAATGGCATGTTGTCCGGCAAGCGGCCAAGGACGAAGCTTACATGAGCTTGAAAGAATGGTTCGGCAAGGGCGAGAAAGGTGATTGGGTTGATATCGGGGCGCCAAAGGTAGACGGTAAGTTCCAAGCCTGCGGACGTGCTAAGGTGAAAGGCTCAAAGCGCAAGTATCCCAAGTGTGTGCCTAGGTCAAAGGCAAAAGCCATGAGCGAGTCTGAACGATCTGGCGCGGTCAAGCGTAAGAGATCCAAGAAGCAGGGGGTTGGTGGCAAACCGACTATGGTGAAAACTTTCGCGAAAGATGGCGGGCTTATCACAAAAAGAAACCACAGAGGATGTGGCGCTGTAATGCCTGATCGAAGAAAGAAAACAAGGTACTCCTGATGTTCAAACGTTATGCTCAAGAGTTTAGCAGCGGCGGTGAGGTCAAAGGCGGCAGGTCTAGGGCTGCTAAGCGTAAGCGCGAAAACCCAATACCGAAGACAACCAAGGGTAAATCTGCTAATTATCTGCCTACAAAAGAAGGCGCGGGGATGACAGAAGCAGGTGTAAAGGCCTATCGTAAAGCAAATCCTGGTAGTAAACTGCAGACGGCTGTAACAGAAGATAAGCCTACGGGCAAGAGGGCAAAGCGCAGGAAGTCTTTTTGTGCTCGATCTGCTGGACAGATGAAGAAGTTTCCGAAAGCGGCAAAAGATCCTAACTCAAGATTGCGTCAGGCGAGACGCAGGTGGAAGTGTTAATATGTCAGCAACCACAGAACAATTAAGAGAGCAATCGAAGCAAAGAACCCAAGAGATTCTTAATCAACCTGGTTCAATGCAAAGATTTGCTCCTAGCCAGCTACAGCAAATGAATCCTGGCCTAAGGGTTAATCCAGCCACTGCTCAGTCAGCGTTCCTTGGCAATATAGCCAACCCACTTGCCGGAGGCTTTCAACAACAACGTGCTCGTGGCGCCAACTATTTGAATTACGAAGCAATGCCATCAAACGTTGGCGGTCCCCTTACAGACCCGCAAGTTCCACCAGGCTACGTTCCACCTGGAACTCAGCCAGAAACCATTAAGGTTTACCCAGATGGCACGCCTGTCCCAGAAGAGACAGATGTTTTCGACCCGTCAGATATTGAAAGCAACAAAGATCAGTTTTTAATTGACATAAACCAGACCAGAGCGGAGCAAGGATTGCCGCTTTTTAAGAC